GTCGGAATGCTGTGTGCAAAGGTGAGGCCCAGTGCAAACAGGCTGTCGCGCTCGTTGTCGCCCTCATTATCGGTGGCGACGCGCTCGACAGTTGCGTCGTGCGCGACAGACTTTAGAGTCGGATTCATGACGAGACCAGGGAGCCCGAACGCTACACCTGGTGCCGATAGCGGCCCTTGGACCCACATTGGTGCGCCGGGCGCGTCGATGTACATCGCGCGCACGTCCACCTCAGCCGTGAACGGCGCGCCCGAAGCAGCGGCGCCGTAGAACTTGCTGAAGAAAAGAAGAGCGAGCAGCGCTGTGGTCGCGCGAAACCCGCTATTCGCAGCACCAGCACGATAGTAGTTGACCTCGCGACAGACGGCCGCAGGCACGCCAGTCGTCGCGAAGGTTGCACCACCAGTGCAGGGCACCTCGTCCATGAACATGCCGTCCGGAAGACCAAAGACGGCGAACAGCACGTTGAGCAGGCACATGCAAAGCCACATCGCGGCGCGTTTGGTCGGGCGCCACTTGCCAGCGCGCATGAGATTCACGCGCTCCCACGCCGATCGTCGCGTCTCAGCCCACCAGGCCGGCACCCACCAGCGCGCGTCCTCAGGCGGTGAGTACGCGGCCAGGTGCAGTGGCAGCTCGGTTGCGTGCTTCAGAGTGAAAGCCACGTGGCAGAGCGACTTAGCGTCGGTGCACTTCTGCGGCATTTGCTGAACGAGGCCGGCAATCCGGAGCTCGAGAGACGTTGTAGTGTCACGGCCGTCAACGCGATTAAACACCGTCAAAACTTCCTGGATGTTGACGGGGTAAAGGTCGGCGACCGGGCCCAGCGCGGCGTTCGACTTCTGTTCCCAGACGCCGAAAAACTGGCTGAACCGGTGCATGGTGCCATCGGCGAACGCATACGAGCCTGGGGCTGCGAACGCTGACAGCATCTGCATGGCTGCAGGGCGGAATGTGGTCACGTCAGCGCCCTGCTGGCGCGTGACGCGAAAGATGCCGTACCCAGGCGGGCGGGCGACGCACTCGATTTTGAGACCGACGGCGCTGCCGCGCGTCAGCCAAAAACCGTCCGGCTCGGTCAGCGTCTGCGTTCCGTCGCAGGTCACGACGTACTGGCCGATGCTGCCCGAGCGGCGTGCGCCCGCTGGCGCAGGTTGCCAGATGTAACTCTGGTCCAACTCCTGGCCGGACATTCGCGTGTAGACATGATTGGCGATGTAGAACGTGTGGACGGTGGGCCATGTCGACATGCTCGCCAAAATGTCCTCGGGCGAGATAGGCACGTCGATAAGGCCTACGTATTCATAATCACCGGACAGCAGCGCTGTCTCATGCACGCAAACGCCGTCACCTGTGCGATTCACACAGAGAAGCTCGCGATCATTGGCGTCAACGCCCCAACGACACACATCCGGATGCTGCACAGCGCGGCTCTTGTGCTGCATCATAAGATAGCGGCGACCCCGAAAAATCTTGGTGAGAATGTGCTCCGCCAGGGAGCGCGCGGCGCGGCCGCGCGGATGCTGACGCACGTCGTTTCCGTTCAAAACGAGGTAGTCGTGTTCATTCAACTTTTCCAGAAAGGGCTCCGGAACCTTGACGTCGAGCTGCAACGCGTTGAGGTACTTCTTGTCATGCGAGTAGCGGCATTTCT